AATGGATCGAGCATTTCCTTGATCGTGGCCTCATTTCGTTGGATACCTTTCCTTCCATACATCCTTAACGATTCTTGAGGAACAACACAGAAATCACAAGTCCTGATACAACCACGATGAGAATACCCAACTACCCAGTCCTTACCATACAGATCTATATGTGGATGACATCTATCAACTTTAGGATCTAAAGAAACGGTAGTGTCGAATCCTGATCCGCCTTTTATGATCGGAATGCTTAAATGATTAAATCTTTCACAGCGATGTTTATTCCAGCTAAATATACAGGAGATATAGATCTTATCAGGTTGGCTTTTAGCAATCCTAACATTGCGGATTAATTCAACCTTATCTCCTTTTTCAATATGATAAGAAGCCAATTTCATTAACGCAAGGTTCGGAATCTTGGAATCCACATCAACCAACCAGATATTCATAAACAAATGATGATATAAGGTTATATAAACTTATAGGATACTATCATCCCAAGCTGTGATCTTCAACCCTCTCTTGTCAATCTCCTGAATCGCCAACTCACACATCCACAACGAGATCACCGAGTCAGCAGTATGGCCTTCCAGTCTACCGTTCTTTCCCCACATTAATCTGGTCATCCCTTCTACCAGCTTCCTTGTTCCTATCGGTCCTGACTTGTTGACGCTCTTGTTCCAAGGGATTATGTACCTACCTTGCTCCAGAGCCAACGCTATGCTCGGAATGCCTATCTGGGCATGATGCTTCTCGGATCCCGTCCTGTGGCCCTTTACGGGCAATCCAGCTAAGTCCTTGGCCGCATGTGCCACTAACCTCTGGAACCCATTGGTCTCTACCATGATCATAGATGGATTGTATTTATCAGCCAGTGATACCAAGTTGTTTACTTGGGCCGTCAGCCACCCTGCTCCTTCTGCCTTTACCTTTCCTGACCATTGATACAATATATGTCGCACCTTTGTCGTTCTGTCATAGGACAATACACAGTAAGCTGTCTCATCGTTCTTGCTATCCATACCTACTGCAAGGTCTACTCCGATTACAATGTCGGTGTCCTCCAGTGGTTCCTCGAATCCAAGTTCCTCATCCAGACAGGGTTCTATTGTAGACCAAGGGATAACTGCCGTGTCAGGATCGAGAGGATTAAGTAAATATTCTGACTCGAAAGCTCTGGTTCCCATTGACTGTCTTTCAGATTCTAATCTTTCCATTGTCCAGTACTCAGGCCAGCGTGGTTTTCCATCCTCCTTCAATGCAGGGTGCCATACGTGGGACCAGTCAGGGCTATTGCGGATCCAGTCAGTAGCATCACCCACTCGCTTCTGTGTACCAATTACAAGTATCTGTCCATCAGGCAAACGCATTGGCATTACTACTCTCTTAATGTAATGAATTACCTTTTCATCAGGGGTTCGTGCAAACTCCTCCAGAATGTCGTCCATTATAATTAGATGAACGTGCGGTCCTTCCAGTGCCTTTGCTATACTGGCTGCCCTGATTCTGCTGCCGTTCCTGAAATACTTGGCTCCCTTTCTCCATGATCCTGTATCCTCTGGACCCTTGATGTGGCCGTTCAATCTCCACGATCTTCGACACATTTCCTCGAACTGCTCCATCTTGTCGATTGCCTGATCAAGCGTTGCCGAGATATACAACGCCCTGAAGTTAGGAAACTTGTGCATCATATAGGCGCAGTAGGTCAGTGTGAATGTGGTCTTTAAATGACCTCTCGCACAGATTATACCCACGTACTTGTCTCCAGAATCCACCATGTCCCACCATTCATTATGGACCTTGCCCAGTGAAACAAACTTACTGGGTTCCTGTCGCATGAAATCTCCCAGTGCATCATTCGCAAAATCAATGAAGTCCAGATCCTCCTCCAGCAATCCCTTGGTAAGGAAGTGCTGTGTGAACTTGTCCATGCCCTCTATATCAGCCATTTATCGATCTCCTCGTCATTAGGTAGAGCCGTTATATACATGGTATCCTTGTCTACAAGATAGTCGGACAGGTCTTGGATATTCCTTGTCTCGAATAATACTTCTCCAGTTTCCTTGTCACATACCCTGAACATTATGTTTACCTCTCTTTTTCCTGTACTTATATGCGAATATTAGTTTTTTATTATCTGTCTTTGTATAAGATTTAGTAAGCCAATCCTCTCCTCTTCTTCTAACTTCAACCCCTTGCGTTTCACCTATTAGATTCCAGTTGTCACCTTTATAGATTCCACCACTACGGGGCTTTTCAACGAAGGTCACTATTCCTAACAAATTGTTCCCATATTCCTTTTCATAGTCTCTTTTAACAGAAAATCTAAAAGATTTCAAAACTTGCGTGGCGAAGTTCTTTTTGGGTGAATGCACTATCCTGAATACACCATTGTTCACAAATTCCAGATCATTCTCAACTCCAAAGTATTCCCTGAATTTCCTGTAATTCAAAGGTGGTGAAACTGCGCTGATAATACCAACGGGCATACTGTCATAGTATATCAGGTAATTCAACTGCCTTCCAACTATCCCCTTGCTCTTTGGATAGTGTTCTATATACCACTTGACAAACAGAGGATGTGATTTTCTGACCTTTAATAACTGTAACCCAGTTGTAAAATTGGTTTGGTTGTCTTTAACCTTTTCATCATATATCATTCCACTATGCCCTTTTATTCCTGTCTTTCTTTTTTCAAGGCAAGGAAGGCAGATGTCCTTGCCAAATGTTTTTACAGTTTTCTTGCTTTGGCGTTTACATTTATAACACCTGAACATTAGGCAAAAGCCTCCAGACTTACACTCTCGATCTTACAACGCTTCTTCAGGATCTTAATGTATTCTGGATTCAACTCGATTCCTATTCCCTTCCTTCCCAGTTTGGATGCGACCCTCAACGTGGTTCCCGAACCTGCAAAGATGTCAAGTACAACACATGGTACTCTCTCAGCATTACAATTACAACTTGGTTCCCAAGCCAATGTTACATTCCTTGGTTGGTTTTTGTAGTAATCTTCTTTACTCCCAATATTCATTGTAGTTCCCCGTGTGTCGCCTTTACCTGTTGCCCTTAACGCTTCGTTTTTCGGCCCTCGACCAGCCCACGACATATCATCGCCAACTTTCCTTTCTGTAATTCTCTCAACTGGCGCACCACAATCTGCACAGCATCCTGCTTTTGATGTTCCTGCCTTAATGCAAGTCTCTGGTAATTCTTCTGGAAATGTAGCAAAGTGCGCCTCCCTGTATGGTTTGGGGTTAATCGTCCAGACAGTACGCTTGTTGCGGCCATTTAGATTTACGAAACGGCTCCCCAACTTTTCCACATGGATTCCTTCACCACTGGATGCGTTCTTTGTACTGGGTCTATCACAATCCCATCTATTCAGGGATCTCACTATTGAAGAATCCTGCACTGGCTCTTTTATCGCCTCGTGATCGTAATAGTACTTAGCGGATTTTGTAAGCAAGAAGATATACTCATGGCACTTTGTTGGCCTGTCTTTGACTGGTTCAGGCATCACCACAAGTTTGTTCCAGATTATATCAGATCGCAGATACCAGCCGTCTGCCTGTAACGCCAACGCAACACGCCACGGGATTCCAACAAGGTCTTTGTTTTTATATCCTTGAGACATCAATTTCTTAAATTTGTTTCCTTGTTTTTTGTAACCAAGCTCGGTTTCACCTGTTCCATAACTTTTAGATTGCAGACCTTCTGATTTTCCATTGTAATTACTTTTAGGTTTGGAAAAGTAAGAATCACCAAGATTCAACCAGACCGTTCCATCCTTCCTCAATACCCGTTTCACTTCCTGAAACACACTTACCATATTCTCCACATACTCCTCTGGAGTATTTTCCAGTCCTAACTGTGCGTCAATCCTCTTGGCCCCACACTGAATGCAAACCGATCTGTCAGCGTTTCTGTGTGGTCTTTCAATTAATGTCCCTTTTTTGGGATCGTAAGAACCGTCACAGATTGTATGCTCACAGTCCTTGTCACCACCTTCCCAAGTAGCAGTACCGTAATCCCTTAATCCCCAATAAGGAGGAGAGGTTACAACACACTGGACACTCTCATCATCCAGCGTTTTCAGTACCTTCCTTACGTCTCCTTCTATTATTTCTGGTCTCATCCTTACCTATTGTATTGGGTTATATAAACTTGCCCGATTACATCTCCTGAACCATCTCTATCCAGTACCGAATCGTCAGGTTTATCTTCTTCTGTGGGATCTTAGCTTTCTTCATCGCTTTAGGTAAGTTCTCTGCTATCTCTTCAATTAATACATTTTGAACGTCTTGCGCTCCCTCTAACTTCTGCAACTCTCTGATGACTGAAACCATCTCATAAGGCCGTATCTCAGAATTGTTGGTCTTTAATTGCGATATGAATTTGGATCTTATAGCTTGTAACGTCTTTATATTCTTTATAGTAGACTGGGTATTGTTTCTGTTCGTTTCTGTTTGTATGACCTTCCTTTGCTCTTTTAACATATCCTTCCAGTTATTCTTGATCGCCCAGTTCCGAACAGTAGAATGTGTCAGTGTGTTCTTGTATTGTTCTTGTATCTTATTTGATATTGTTTTATATCCAAGACCCTGCAAGTATAATGCTCTTGCTTCCTCCTTGATCTTATTATCATATTCAAACCTTGGCATCCAGCAACTCCGCTTTTTGTCCAGTATAATCTTCCCACCGTTTTATGATCACATCACAATAATGTGGATCTATCTCCATGCCATAGCATACTCTGTTTGTTTTTTCACAGGCTATTAATGTTGAGCCACTACCTAAATAAATATCTGCTATTAAATTATTTTTTTCAGAGTAACTTTCTATTGTTTTAATAAGTAATCTTGTTGGCTTCATTGATGGGTGAAGCCTGTTTCGTGCTTCTTTAGGGTCATCTTTACTTAAAAAACCGAACCACTCAAAATCATAAACTATTCTTTTGTGCTTTTTTTTTGACCATAATAATTCAAAACAATTACCTATGCCTTTTTGTTGTGCTTCAGAACTTCTTTTATTCCACACAAACCAACTACCGTCTTTCCCATAGTTTGGTAATAAGTCTACAAAATAATCACCACCCCATATAAATATCTCTTTGCAGTGTTTAAAGTTATCTAAAATAGTTGATATTAACAAAGGCGTAAAATCTTCATTATCCCCTAAAATTTTATCATATTTATTACCTTTTTTATTACCTTTAAAACCTATTGACTTTTCGCTACCTTTAATTTTACTATAATCAGTTTCTAAAAACATTCCATAAGGTGGGTCAGTAAATACCATATCTGCTTTACTTCCATCCATCAATAGTTTTACATCTTCATTCTTAGTAGCATCACCACATAACAATCTGTGATCGCCTAACTTCCATAACTGTCCTTCTTTACATATGGCCTCTACATCTTCTGGTATGGCATCATCATCTGTTAAGCCTTCTTTGGGTTCTTCTAAGTCTGCTAATAATTTATCAAGCTCATCATCATCAAACCCAGTAAGTAACTCGTCTACATCATCCATAAATCTTAGCTCGGCCAGTAATGCTGTTAATTTTTCCTCCTCCCAGTCGCCACTGATCTTGTTTAATGCAACGTTCAATAGCTTGGCATCGTTCTCCGATATATCAAGATAGATAACAGGAACTTCCTTTAATCCTAACTCTTGGGCTGCCCTTATCCTTTGATGACCGCCTACGATCATGTTGTCAGCCTTTCTTACAAGTGCAGGATCCACGAAACCAAACTGCTTGATACTCTTGCTTAGTTTATCAAGCTCCTCCCTGCTTATCTGACGAGGATTATAATGTGCTGGTTTTAATGAATCTATCTCAGCCGTTTCAACTTTCATTCATCATCGGTGTTCCACTTTCTAACGTAGTTCTTGATCACCTGTCGTGCCAGTTCAGAGACAGGGCGACCCTGCTTCTTGGCGATCCTGCTAAACTCGTCCCAACTGTTCTTGGTTCCTTTGGGAAATGTCAGCAAGTACTGGTATGGTTTGTTCTTGTATGCCATGTTCCTACATCCGAGTTAGGGTTATATAATCTTCCCTAAAGTTCCTCATAAGTAATTACTTTCCTAACTAATATAAGTGCAACATCACAGTCATCACATTTTATTGCCGTTTGTTCATCCCAGTTCCAGTAATCTCCAAGATCAGCAGAATATGTAACTCCACACTTATTGGGACACATTAATATTACATCTACTTCCCCATCATTTTTAGGGTCTACAAGATCTCGCTTGTAAACTATACTACCAACTCCTGTGCCAGCCACCTGTCCCAGTCCTCCTCATTATACTTCAGGGCTATCCAGCCCATACTCGTCTCTCTGGGATTCAACCCATCCAGTATGCTCGTTCTCTTTTGAACTGCGCTTATTGTGGGCATATAGGCAGCAGTCTCGTCATCATCATCCATCCACTTGCCAAAGCCCCTTCGGATCCCACTAATCTTATCATCCCTGAAATACTGCATCCATTCGTGATCGCTTTTCTTCTGTATTGATAATGCTTTGTCACTGGACTTGATCTCAGCTATCCTTTCCTGAAGTAAGGCCATACTATGTTCATCATTCTCCAGATCTACCTGTAACTTCTTGTAATCGTACTTCTTGTCAGAGATGTGTTGTCTTAGTTCTTCTGCCTGTTGAGTCAGCGAAAGGATGTCGTTCTTCTCATCCATGACCCTCAAGGCAGATAACTCCAGCATCTCGGACATCGACCTGCCTCTGCACCAAACTTTAAATCGTTTCCAGAAACTTGGTGATACAGATATAGTACGAGGTATGCGTATTTCATTATTATTAATTCGTTTTCTTGTCATGGGTTTCTCGGTACAGAAAGGACATATATAAGGTATATGTTATACTACATATAATAAATAGGATTATACTTATTATAAATAGTATTAATTATTATGTACCCCTACTCTTTTTTTTCTTCATTTCATTAAATCTATCTACTAAATTCATTACCTTTATTGGTTTACTGTGGTCTTTGTACCCTTTAGAACAGGAAGGACATAAGACATAGTTAGGATCGTGGATTGTTGTTAATGCTTTCCAATATCCTTTATGATCCCACGGCCTGTCACAGCCTTTACAATTCATTGTTCAGCCTCTCTTCTTACTTGCCATTCTACTCCTATCCAGAAGCCTATAATGAACATTACAATAAACAACAGCCCTACGATCAGGGCAAACATAACATCACCCATAGCATTCACCGCATTCCAGACAGCAGCCCTCGGTCAACTGGTTGCCACAGCAAGGACACTCGTTCATCCGAGACACCCCACACACATACAAAGATCATCGTGTTTATCATCCACACCCTTCAACCAACATCCATGACACCTAAAATCCCATCCTTTATTGGGTTCGGCCATCTTCATACCACAGCATCGACACTCACTCATTACATACCTCCCATGTATTAAATGAACTTTCATTATACCATTCTTTCCCACATTTAGGACAAGCGTAACAATGCCGTTGGAAATCATCATAACCACCGCCCTGTGTCTCAACAAAGTATTCCATATCCTCATCTTCATCACAGAAAGGGCAACTGTCACCCTCAAACCATCGAGATATTTGCATGTGTTGATCAGTCATGCTTCTTGAACTCCAGTGATCCTGACTCAACATTGTGAACAGGGTGTAGTGTCTTTTCTGCGGTCTTGACAGCCTCGTTCAGTAACTTCTCGGTTCTGGTCCTGATTAGGGAATATACCTTATTATCTTTGGATCCTATGTTGTCTCCTTCCAGTGCCGTCAGATCATACTCACAGGTAATATCTGCTCTTATTGATTCATACTGTTGTTGGGATGGTTTAGTTACACCCAGTCTTATTGTTACTTTATTTAGTTGCATACTTGATCTCCTTTAATTGATTATATAGTACCATATTCGCTGATACCATTTCTTCCAGTTCCATTCCACTCTCATCATACATATACAAATTGTATTTATGAAGAATGTCCAGATCGGCCATCAGACAGGGTTCGCAAACAATACCTTCTACAAACTCCCAGTACTCTGTTTGTTCCCCGTTACATTCTATACAGCGCATTAGTCCTCCTTTGCTTTCTTGTTCCAAGTCTTGTCTATAATTGTATCACAGTCTTTACAGCTCAGTACACAACAGTCGTAGAGTCCTGCATCAAGGGTCTCTGCTATCAGATCGCCACCGCACTTCTTACAGTTCATTGTCCACCTCTCTTAGATCATCCCAATATCTCTTAACTTCGATGTCTAAAATATATTCTTTTTCACAAGACTCACAAGCCAACCGTTCATACTCTACACCGTCACCATCTATCCATTCAAAATCAGCTTTACAGCATGGAGATTTCTTCATTTACTTTGCCTCCAAGTTTACCAGTTTGTATCCAGTGCCTTCAATTAGATCGGGGTCCGAATCAGAAGCCTCTACTGCATAGTTTGTTCGGATCCTAACCCATCCATAGGATTCACCTGTATCTTCAGTAGATGAAACTGATACGATTCCTTTTGCTGACAATGTTGTTAGCAAGGCTCTGACTTGGGACATTGGTAAATTAAAATTCCAATCTCCCGTAGGGCCGTGTAGCCCATTTCCATCACTACTGAAATCGCAGTTTGCGATGTCGTCCAATACTTCCTTTTCCAGTTTTGTTATTTCCATTTTTGTTTCCTACCCTTTTAGGGCAAGTGAGTATTAAGGTAGGGTTATATATACTTTATCCCTCTACATTACTTAGCATAAAGCTTATATAACCTTATGCGTGTAGTATCTTATGAAGAGAGCAGAACTGAAAACAGCAGACCTAACAGCAGAGTGTGTAATCTGCTGGAGCCACAAGCTGATCGAAAAAGGAGACTTCAACTTGGTTGGTCACTTTTACTGCAATGACTGTATGAAGGATTAAATGAGTTTAACGGATCCCGAATTAAAAGGGCTTTTTAGTTCCAAGACAAACGAGTGGTCTACACCACAGGAGTTTTATGATCGGCTGAATAAGGAATACCAGTTTACATTGGACCCGTGTTGCACAAAGGAAACTGCCAAGTGCGATCTATTCTTCACTAAGGAAGATGATGGATTAAACCAGTCATGGGAAGGCCACACTGTTTTTATGAATCCTCCTTACGGAAGGGAAATAAAAGACTGGATCAAGAAGGCTTACCAAGAAGGCAATAAACCAAATACCATTGTGGTTTGTTTAATTCCTGCGAGAACAGATACAAGCTATTGGCATAAGTATTGTATGAAAGCATCTGAAATAATATTAATCAAAGGCAGACTCAAGTTTGGAGGCAAAGGGCCAGCCCCCTTTCCATCTGCGATTGTTGTGTTTGACAATCCGTATCGTTTTATTACACCCCGTATTGTATTGGGTACAATGGCCTCTTATAGTTGAAGCTGTCTTACAAATTCCTTTAACTTCAACTGCGGTTCACCCACTGTCAACCTTGTTACCATAGTATCACCGATCTCCGTCTCGTAAGCAACGACAGGAAGGATCACGTTCTTTTCCAGCATCGGAACATCTAATTGTATCAGATCCCCCAATCCTATCCAGTCGGCATTGTGCATCGTAATAGCATAGCTGATCGTAGGCGTTGAAAAGGATCTAAGAGTCTCGTAAGCTATATTCTCAAGTTCGCCTCGGCTGACCGTATCCACCGTGATCAATGTGGAACTGGGACCATACTGCGTTATGCTGTTCTCATCATTGACAGTCTCGAACATTGTAGAATCTGATTTGCTCTGGGCCGTCACGCTATTGTATAACTTGGTCGTATCGATCTGCGCTACTATTCCTTCTCCTGTTATGTTGGCATCGTCCTCCGATATTGTAATAACTGGTTTAGCCGCCCTGTGCTTATGGTCCGACAAGTAAATATCCAGCTTGTTACCAGACCTGATAGCATACCTGTATCTCAGGTAATCAGTAAGATCGTGGAAGGCATCATCATAGGAGACTATCATAAATTCCATACACGCATCAATGAAATCCTTTCTTTTCTGCAAACCAGATAAATCCATGTCGGCAGTTGCTATAATGCCAGATCCTCCTAACGTATCCGTAACATCTATATTCTGGTAATCGGCAGCCTCCCTAATCAGGTAATACAGATCTTGACCTTCTATATCAGAAGCCTTGAAATCATAGTATTCCGAAGTAGCCAAGGAGGTCAGTCTATCCATTCCAACTATTGTATGCGTCTGATTGCTTGGCTTGACGACCTTGACTATCCCCTCAAATTGCAGGTTGTGAATCGCATCTCCTCTTCCTACCGTGATCTTCAACTCAGCACCAAGACGGGCCTTAAGCAGAGATTCCTTATCAGATATTTGAACGGTTACAGATCTGGGTTCGTTTACTGTGGCCTTATACAATAACTTGCTAATCGTCAGGAATTGATTGCCATCTATTGTTGCTTCAAGGTCTACCTGCTCTGCTAACAAATCTGATAAAGCGGCTGGCATTAGCTAACATCCTCTCCAAGAACAATGAAGTTCAGTCCTGCAACATAGACGTTGGGATCGGCAGTATCCTTTGTTATATTGCCTGATTCCAGTCGCATTCGTAATGCTCTGTATGCCGCAGTTGGAGAGTCCAGTTTCTTGCTATCCAAGAAAACATAATCATAACGGTTGCCTTCTACCAGACTGAACAATGCCCTGTAACCTGCTTGTGTCAATGCCTTGGCCTGAACCGATACTTTGGGAACGCCTAACTTTGTTCTGGTAACACCTACTGGATACCTGCGAATACCAAGCGGCATCTGGGATCCAATACCTCCAGCCCTGTTCACAGTCACCTTCTCAATAGCTATACTACCTGCGTCAGCCAAAGTGTCAAGATCCAGAGTCCTCGGTGCAACTGCCCTTACATCAGCCGTTGTCTCAGACCAATGATAATTGAACGAGAAGTTATCTGTTGTTGAGCTTTTGTCTTGTGCTGACCAACTGTTCAAGGTATTATCAAAAACGGCCAAGTAGAATGTAACTGTATCGTCTGCTCCTGCGGTATTGTAAACAGCAGCCGTAATGCTTGGCTTCTTGGTAGAATCATAACGTAACACCTCCACTACCGTCTCATCCGTATCTGCTGTCAGTGATGTCTCGACATAAGTGCGCTCATCATCCGTCAGGTTTGCCGAATCCGTTTCGATTGTCAGTGTCTTATAGAAATCACCATCTCTCGAAAACGAGGCTATCTTGTAGTACTTCGGAGAAGCGTAAGTTCCATTCGCTGAACCTCCAGTCGCTACCTTGACTATATCTCCTATGTAGAATCCTTGATCCATCCAACACTTCTGTTCGGTTGAGGAATTGTATGTATCTATACCAGACAGGATAATCGTTGTGGCCGTGAAGTCTATGTAACCACCACTTGTTCCACCTCTTGCCTTTGCGTAACCTCCCCACTTGTATCTGTTAGCAGTTCTGTATTCTGATATGTTCGAGGGATCGGCATGGGCGGCTGCCTTTGTTCCATTATAACCTCGATACACCAATATATCATTACTTGATTCGTGATGAACAAACATATCCTCAGACTCTATCCTGATTATATCTGCCACATCTGTATTGGTTGCATCACGGGTGATTACCTCTTCCGTAGTATCCAGAGCCTCGTTGGTATTATCTGTCGCATCTGGTAAACTCGCAGCAACATTGGAATCATAACGCAGATCGGTATTGATTGGATTATTAACGCTACCTTCCGTATCTCCTTCAGCAGTTACCAGAATATATCGTGCGCAATCGTATATTCCCTTGTTCTCGACTGCTGCCTTGGTTGTACAGACTACACATTCTATCTCTTTAAAGTAAACATCATTACTTGCCGAATCCTCAGCTTCACTTCCAATATTAGGTCGGGCATCAACATCAAATGCCAAAGGCGATGCGGTTGCCGATGTGTAAGCGTAGTGGTCAAAGTTTGCTATATCCGTATCTGCAACCCCAACTCCTGAACTGTTGTAACTCGCCAGTCCAAAGATCTTGAATACCGTATCATCAACGTCTACATAGGATAACGCTCCGATCTTTACCCGTTTGGATCCATCGTCAAACACACTGTTATCATTCTCCAGAGCATTTGCTGTAACTATCGTTGTACCTACTCCAGCAGTATAACCCCAACCGTAAGCATCAATGGTCGTTGTTGATCCACTTGTTCTGGATTGATGTCCTGATAATGTTACTGCGGTTGTCCGATCACCATACTTGGCTTGTGTTACTTTCGTTGTTGATGTAGACAGGATAGCCTTTGGAAATCCTACCTTTACATCAGGTTGATTACCAGTTATGTTTCCTTTGTCAGATCTAAATCCGTTTTCATCTTCTACTTGAACCTTTACTACCTTCGCTCCTGCCGTATGATATATGTGACTTACAACGGTATTCGAGCCATTGTTAAGCACAGGAGTCAGATCGGCCATATCGTAAACTGCATAATCCTCATCGGTATCACTGGTTCCTGAATCCCAGTTCACCCTGATTTTTGTATATTTGTTTCCAGTGGATGCTGCACCAACGGCAGAGTCCGTAACTTTTAGATACACCTTCTGTCCAAGTGTAAGGTTCTCTTTTCCTGATCCAACTGCTGATGATAAGGCCGAATCTGTGTAGAGAACGGCTGCGTTTATTGCTGGTCTAAACAATACTATCTCATTACCTGCTATTGCTGTGGCATTACTATAACTTTCATTTTCAGTAAACACTCTAACATATTTGTTTGCACCTTGAGTAAGAGTAGCCACAGATGCCATTGGCACAACTTCAGTAGCATTGATATTTGGAGTGCCTTGAATATAGTCTCCACCTGCCGTTGCACTGATCCCTGCCGAACCTGCGGCTTCTAAATAATGTTCAGTTATAGAATCGTCATTAGGTAACGCCACAGCCAAATCAGCAGAAAGTCCATCACTATCAGAAGTAAAACCTAACGTACCGACATCAGGTGGAGTTGAGGCCGTAGTAATGGTAATCGCTGTGCTTTTCATACTGAATATAACTTCATCATCATCCTCACAATATATCCCTACGGTTATCTTACTTCCAAAAGTATATCCCAAACGTTTGGTGGCCGTTGTCCCAATATTTAAATTTCGGTCTCCACTTGCCCCACTTACCGAAGCTATGTATTCTCCCTCAACAGGAGATTTAGTATCAGCAACCGCTAAATGCGCCTCCGCATTTGTGTGGTCGGTAGCTGCTACTGCATGAAAGTGCTTGGGTTCCCAAGTAGCATTAGCGGCATCTTGACCTGTCTGGTCAAAAGAATGCCATGTAGCTTGTCCAAAATTAATATTCTCATAAGTAGATTTTACTTTGTAAGCCACTATATTGTCTCCACCGTTGTTGACGTTTAGATGTATGGCAATGCTTTGAACATAGGATTTAGAGCTTAAAGTCGTGCTTTCCTTTGACGGTATTGTGAATTGCATAAAAGCTGCTTTTGTTTCTTCGGTTCCTGATAAGGGAACTGATAGTAGTTTAAAGGCGGCATAATCATGTCCTCGATTAAAAGTACTATTTGTAGCAGTAGGGTCGCCACTTTCAACGTGACATAAACTTACATAATCTCTACTTATAGTAATAGAACCCATTATCTACCTCCCAGTACATTCATCACGCCACTGATCGGACCAAAGGATAACGCATCGCCCAACTCTGCTGCGGTACTTGTAAGTCCTTTCATGGATCCTGAAACCTTCTGTAATATATCTAACCACATCTTAAAGTAAGCAGTTAATCCATCAACAGCCATTGTTACGATTCCAAACTTGCGTTCCAGTGCAACCAACGCCACTACCAACCCTATAATCGCTACCACGATCAAAACAACAGGATTCGCCAACAGTGCGGTGTTGAAACCCCAAGTGGATGCCGTTGCTGTATTAGTTGCGGCCACGTTAGCACCTTTGGCAGAAGTATCAGCAGTTTCCATAGCAACGGACAGCTTCTTCAATGCTATGAATATCTCCATCGGTCCTGCTATCAATTCCATCGCTGCCCTCGATTGTTCCAGCTTCTTGAACTGTTCCTCATTGACAAGTCCTAACTTCTGGGATGCTCCGATCATCTTTCCATAACCACCAGTTACCTGATTCAAACTGCTTACCATCGCCTCCTGTCTTGCCAAGTTCTCCATCGTAGCAAGAGAGGCTGCCTGTTGTTGTTGTGTAAAATCATCAGTAGCATCAGCAGCCTTGTTCATGCCATCTTCTAATCCTGTCGGATCCGCATCCAGAACTACCATCAACTCGTCTACCGTTGCCATTACAGTCCTGCCGCCACCTGTCTTTCCATTTTATTTAATTCGTCCATCCTTTCTTCGTTGATTCTATGGGCTACTATTGCCTTCTCGGATGTCAGACTATTTACATAGGATAACAAAGTCTCACGATCATATTCGTCAACCGCATCAACCAGTACCCTTACCTCATCATAGCTCATGTCTGGTTCCTCGATCATTAACTCCAGCATCGCAATGTATATTGGCATTGATTCTGTCTGCGAATGATTCAGGACTTTCTGTTCGGTTGCCTTTAGCTTTTGTCCCTTTGCCGCTTTATTGTATAACCTGCGGAGGACTGGCAGTTTCTTTGCTAAGTCGTCCCTTACCTTCCAGAACCTCTCGTTTATAGATCTCCATTCCTCCTCCGTTAATCTGCGTAAGATGATCTTGGGTTCCTGTTCAACTTCCTTAAGGCCAAACCACACTTTCTTCTTAGGCATGAATTTTGAAATAGATGGCAACCTTACTTCCTTGCGCTGCCAATACTCTTGCCTGACATTTGCTATGTCAACGAGTGGTGCGTCTATCTGACCACGAGTGCTTACCATTTACCTACCTACAGTAATGTGATGTCAGTACTGATAGCAAACGCACTATAATTCTTGTAATCCCCATTACCCCTGAACTTGATTGATAGTGTATCAACCACCTCTCCAGCCGCAGAAAGCGGTCTGGTGAAGGAAGTAATGGTGCCGTTTGTAAGTGCTATCGAGCCATTGGTACCGAAATCTAATCTAACTAAAGGAAGTGTTGTACGTGCCCTGTATAAGTCATAAAGTGTTTCATTTTCAGCAGTCATTGTAAGATCCAGAGTGATGTCGGCCTTACCTCTTGCTATTCCAGCGTTCTGGAGCCAGTAACCGCCACTCAGACTGGGAATAGGTACATTGTTATTGGCGATCTTTAATGAAACTGTTTTAAGGTTACTGAATGAAGTGAGTGTAGCATCGGTGTCTGCCACCGCAGGGATGTTGACTGCTCCAGCCGTCATCTTGTAGATTCCTTTTAGCAAATTCTGTGGGTCTGTTGTTGCTGAATTTTCTGTGCATGTAGTAGCAACCGCATCTATATCAGTTTTAAGTGTAGTCATTCTATTTCCAGAATCATAATCAGAATGGTCTAAATCTATAACTCCTGTCGCTACTATCGGCCCTGATGCCCCATAACCTGAATCAGCAGCGTCATCTTCTGTAAAGAAACGCATGTATCTTTCACCCACTTCAATATAATTTCCAGCCGTATCTGTAACCACTAATGCATTTGCTGTGGTTGAAGTAGAATAACTAAGCGTCATGTCTGTTGGTAGCAATGGGTCAGTAGCTGGTGCGCTTGGGAAAGCAACGGCATTGTAAGTATCTGCTCCACTTCCAGTTGGATTAAAAGTAAAATCCCCATCGTCATCATCCTCACTGTACAAAGCAGTACAAGCACAATCAAGGGTCATAAATCCTCCAGCAGTATAATCTGCTTCTAATGTAGCTTCATTGACTACAACTCCTGTGCAAAGAGTGTGCTGTCCTGTTGACGTATCCTTGGCAATTATAGCGTGTGAATAGGTGCTTGTTGTAAGACTGTGAGCAGTATCAACCGCACTATAAACGTCCGTCTTGCCAATAGCATTACCCAGAAGTTCCTGCCATCCTGTTCCCTGTAATGCAACCTTCAAGGGCAATGTTACATTGATCGGTCCTGCCGCATGATGAGAGTCAGTTGACTGTCCTATGGATGCCACAGGCGTAATATTCATCTCGACCTCTCTTGGATCGAATGTGTCCAGTAGACCTAAATGTGACAAAGTAGAGTCTGGGGGATTCCCATACGTTGTCTCTACTTCAAATGCTGCTTGTATATCTTGTGTTAATTTTACCATTATACCACCGCCTCGTAACTTGTGATTTCACAATCGAGAACGTAACGATACCAGCGTCTGTTCTTATCAGACTGGTCTACCCTTGAAAGCAGCTTTACATCTGCGTAATCGGAGTTTAAAGCAGTAGTTGAATTACCTGCCCTTGCACCTTTGATAATACTTACAACTCCAGAGTATAGTTTTCTAAGTCTTGACCTACTTACTGCTGTGGATATGTCAATCGTGATCCTTGCGGTTCCCTTGTCCACTCCATCTCCTATACCTAAAAAGTCGTGATTCGCTGCTACTTCATAACAGCGTATTAAATCTCCATCCTTCAAATTCTTTTTCCCCATATCCCATGATTCATCTATTGTGGGTGTCGTTGAATCCACACTGGATGCAACCTGCGCCCAGTTGCTTGATAATACCGATACCACTGTGTTTACAGGATCATTGATTGTTGCATAGGTAACGGCCATCAGTAATCTGCAACCCTCCCGACACCAAAGCCACCGATCTCTCCTGCCATCCTCAGTGTCCTTCCCATCCTTCTGTTGTCCTTCAGGATCTTCATGCCCATATCCTCGAATCTCTGGGATCGTGTAGCGTTATCCATCGAATCGGCTCCTTCCTGCATCAAGTTAAGATCATCATTCAATGCAATCGTAGATGCCGTAAAATAGATACATGCTAATTTGATGTCTTTGGGCGTTGTCGCAGTTGCGTACTTGTAGGATATATAACCGTCAACCCCTGCTGGACTACTGTTCAGAAGATTGAGTAAAGTATAACTGTTAATGTAAATAGTTCCCCCCTCCGTATCTACCCATACATCATTACTTACATCTGCAACATTACTCCCCAAGGTCTTAGAATTATCTGAATCTAAGTAATCGACATATCCTCCTGAACCTGAACCCCATATCTTGATGTTCCCATTGGTCTGAGATAAAGACGGAGAAGCGTGTTGTGAAAATGCAAGTATCGGATAATGCCTTAACTGTATTCTGCCTCTGGTCTGAATCACGTTGGACCGAACCTGCTGTACTCTCACCCTCTCATCTGTAACTGATATAGCATTGGCTGTTGACCATGCGTGATCGGTAAGTTGTTCTATACGGCCCTCTGCCAATTCTATGAAAGTCTCAACTTGAGCTTGGGTTGGGGTCGTTGCTGGACTATCTGTAAATCCATCGACCTGCAAGAAAGCAGAAACATCCCCGTGAGTACAGTAACTTACCATTATAGTATCTTGCTTATTGCGGTATTCAAAAGCTTTTCTCCTGTTGTTGCTATTACCATTCCGTTGTAGTCAATAGGTTGTCCTGCCATATTCCAGCCGATTGCTCCTACTGGTAATGT